CCTGCGGTATTCCCTGAAAAAATAGCAAACGACCATATAAAAAGTTGGTCAAATGAAGGAGATTTAGTTTATGATTGCTTTATGGGAAGCGGAACAACTGCAAAGATGAGTATTTTAAATAAAAGAAACTATATAGGAAGTGAGATGAGTTCTGAATATTGTGATATAATAAGACAAAGATTGAGCGCACAACAAAAAGAATTGTTTTAATATGAATAAGTTCTTTGTTCCTGATGAAATATATAAGGATAGAATATCTATCTGTAGAGAATGTGTTTATTATTTTAAACCAACAGGGACTTGTAAAGATTGCGGCTGCTTTATGAAAATCAAGGCACGTCTTGCACCTATGGAATGCAGTCAAAAGAAATGGCAAAAAACAACTGAGATAGAAACTCCTGATGATTTACCTCAAGAGATTATAGATGAAATATTAGATATGTGGGATGACTTAAAAACAGGAAGAGCAAAAGATGTAGCAGCTAAAAAACGTATGATAGAAACTTACAATACAATATATATGACTAATTATGGAACAGGAACTAATTGTGGTTCTTGTTTGTCAACTTGTTATGATGGAATAAAAAAACTATATAATAAATACAATGAATAAAAAAAACTACAAATCAATAAAGTCAGTTCTACGCTATCATATTAAAAAAAATGTGAAAAGCCTTTGGACTTGGGATCAAGGTGAAGATGAAAACTTTACTTGCATCTATGAAAACTATTCAGGCGATGACAGAATCTATACTAGCCAACAACTTTTAAAGCTCTTGGAAAAATGAAGATAATCTTACTAATACTAGCAGTCTTTGTAGTAAGTGCAATAGTTCTTTTCTTTATTGACTGCAAGTTAAATGGAAATAAAAATAAAAAATTAAATAATAACCTAAAAAGAATGAATGATGCCAATAGATTATAAAGAAACAACAGAGCCAAGTTACTACTCTGGAACTAAATATGGATACTCAGCTAGGAAAGTAGTTGAAGACTTTAACTTATCTTACAATGTAGGTACGTCAGTAAGTTATTTACTTAGAGCGGGAAAGAAAGAAGGAAACCCTGCTGAACAAGATATACAAAAAGCAATAAACCATTTACACTTTGAACTAGACAATCTGTATAAGAAAAGTGAGCAATGACTTTATATGCTTGTAAATGTGGTAAAGAAGAAAAAGAAGTAGCAAAGGCTAAGATTATCTTTGTTGATGGAAAATGGGTTACTGATGTTAAATGTGGATGTGGTAAGTATATGGATAGCGAACCAACAGAAGGTATGCCTAATCTAAAACGTACAGAACCATCACTAAGTAAAAGACGTGATATGCTATGGGATGGGGCTAAAGAAAAGCTAATAGGTGAAAGAGGTGTAAACGAGCCTTTTGATTAATGAACTTTGCTATAAACAATAAGCAGGATAAACAAAGTCTTTTTAATTACTTAAAAGAACTTGATAACAATTACATAGTAAGCGTAAAGAAACAAAGAAACAATAGGTCTAATATGCAGAACAATTATTACTGGGCTTGTATAGTACAACCATTAAGTCAAGAGCTAGGCTACTTTCCTGATGAAATGCACGATTGCCTGAAAGTAAAGTTTGCAAGTGAATGGCAAAGCATAGAGATAAACGATAAACAGATAGGACTACAAACAGTAAACAGTACAGCTAGAATGAACACTAAAGACTTTGAAGTATATGCAAACCAAATAAGGATATGGGCTTTAAGTGAATTAGGTATAAGACTAATGCTTCCAAATGAATTCAAGTAAGTTTCTATTATATAATGACAACTTGATTAATCAAATTATTTCAAAATGAGTACACACGGTGGAAAAAGAACAGGAGCAGGGCGTAAGGCAAAAGCAGAAGAACAAAAGCTAATAGAGAATCTAACACCTATGAATGCAATGGCTTTAGAGTCATTACAAAAAGGATTAGAGAAAAAGGAACAATGGGCGGTTAAATTATTCTTTGAATACTTCTATGGCAAACCTCAGCAAAGGGTAGATGTAACATCTAATGAAGAAAGCCTTAATATGCCTTTAATAAACTTTGTAAAAACTGGATCTTAACGAAAAATATAATCCTTTATTTCAATCGGATGCTAGATACTTCATTATCACAGGTGGTAGAGGTTCTGGAAAGTCATTTGCTGTTACAGTATTCTTAACGCTTCTTACAATGTCTAGAAATATTAGAGTTTTGTTTACTAGATACACTATGGTATCGGCTCACTTATCTATCATTCCTGAGTTCTTAGAAAAGATAGGTCTTTTAGGTTATGAGAATATATTTAGTGTAAATAAAGCTGAGGTAGTAAATTTAAAGAATAAATCCGACATTCTATTTAGAGGCATAAAGACATCAGCAGGAAATCAAACGGCTTCACTTAAATCTTTAACAGGAGTGTCTAATTGGGTGCTTGATGAAGCTGAAGAACTTATAGATGAAAACATCTTTGACACAATAGACCTTAGTATTAGAGAGAAGAATATACAGAATAGAGTAATACTAATTTTGAATCCTGTTACCAAAGAGCATTGGATTTATAATAGGTTTTTTCAAGACAAAGGCGTTGAAGCAGGTTTTAATGGTGTTAAAGACAATGTGTGCTATATCCACAGTACATACCTAGATAACGTAGAAAATCTCTCTACGAGTTTCCTAGGGCGTATTAAGAGCATAAAGCATACTAACTTTAAAAAGTACCAACATAAAATTTTAGGAGGTTGGTTAGACAAGGCTGAGGGTGTAGTATTTGAGAATTGGACAATTGGAGAATTTAATCCTGATAACCTACAAACTTCTTGTGGAATGGACTTTGGTTTTAGTATAGATCCTGACTCACTTACAGAAGTAGCTATTGATAAGAAGCATAAAAAGATATACCTTAAAGAACATATATATCGTAATGGTTTAAAGAGTCAAGAACTAGCTGCAATCATATTAGAGAAAGTAGATAATACTTTAATAATAGCCGATTCAGCAGAGCCAAGACTGATTGCTGATCTTAAACATTTAGGTGTAAACATTAAACCAGTTAAGAAAGGAACTATTGAAAGTGGTATAACTAGAATGCAAGATTATCAATTAGTTGTATCACCTGAATCTACAAACATAGCCAAAGAATTAAACAATTATGTATATGCAGATAAAGGCTCAAAATTATACGTGGACAATTACAATCACGCAATAGACGGAATTAGATACAATATTATTTATCACTTAGATAATCCAAATGCAGGGAGGTATTTCGTACAGTAAACTAAATATCAACTTTTTCTATTATATAACAAGAACACTATGAAAGTAAAGATTAAGAAGGGCGGTAAGGTAAAGCAGTTCAAATTAATAAACAGTTGGTCAGATGTAACGTTAGAAACTTGGCTAAAATTAATTGAATTTGATACAGGGAATAAAGCAGAAGAAGCAGAAGAAACAATAGCAGCCTTATCTAATATGCCTAAGCAATTAATCAATCAGCTTAGTTTGAGAGATGTTGCTGTAATAATGGGTGAGGTTGCAAAATTACAAGCAGGACAAGATAGTTCTTTAAAAAGGATAATTGAAATAAATGGAGTAGAGTATGGTTTTCATCCGAAGTTGGATGACATTACTCTCGGAGAATATGCCGATTTGGAAACGTTTATAAAGAATGGAATAGAAAAACACTTGCCAGAGATTATGGCGGTTCTTTATAGACCTGTAACAGAAAAGACAGATAGTGGAGTTTATACCATTAAGGCATATGATGACAGTTTAACTATACGAGCTGAAGAAATGAAAAAGATGTCAGCAGAACAAGTGCAAGGAGCGCTGGTTTTTTTTTATCGTTTCGTGAACGTATTGTCAATGACTTCGCAATCATCTTTGATGGAGACGCTGAAGGAAATGAAGGAGCAATTGCAAGTGAATCCTTCGCAGAAAAGTGGGGATGGTTCGGAGTGATGTACCGCTTGACAAATGGCGAAATAGTAAACTTAGAAAGAATAACAAATCTTAGCCTTTTAGAATGTTTAACTTGGTTAAGTTATGAAACAGATTTGAATGAAAGTCAAAAAACAAAATTAAATGGTAAGCAACAAAACTTATAACAACGTAGTCAATACTCTTTTAAGACTTGGAGAATATCATCAGCAAATTAGCACAACTTCTGTAGGAGACATATACGATATCAATCTTGAAAAGATGCAGAAGTTTCCATTACTTCACATTAATCCAACTGCAGTATCAACAGGAGATGCCACACTTACTTACAATTTCCAAATATTTATTATGGATATGGTAGATGAAAAATCTGATTGGACTGAGAACAATGCTGATGCTGACTTTTCAAAACTTTACAAAACATTGAGCAACGAGCAAGATGTATTTAATGAGACACTACAAATCTCTACAGATTTTATAGGAATGTTAAGACATTCAAAGCAACAATCTTTAGAAGGAACAAATGATATTAATGCACCTCTTTATTTTACAGATGGTCAATTTACAATAGAACCATTTCAAGAAAGGTTTGATAATCTTTGCTGTGGTTGGGTTTTTAGCATTGGTGTGTTAGTTCACAATGACTTTCAAACTTGTAATATTCCTGTTACTAATGCAGGATCAGGATACTAATGAAATTTAAAATAGGAAAATATAAAATAATAATTGGTTTTTTTAAAATAACAATAAAACTATGAAGTATGAAGATTTAATAGAGAAGCTAGAGGCAATCAGTATTGATCTAGAAACATATAATGACTATCCTGATTCAGCTAGTAATAATGCAAAAAGAGCTATTAAATGGAAAAAAGAAAATGGTAGTGATTGCGGCACAAGAGTTGGATGGACAAGAGCTTCACAATTAGCAGGTAAAAAGAATATAAGTAGAGATACAATAGCTAGAATGGCATCATTCAAAAGACACCAACAGCATAAGGACGTACCATACTCAGAGGGTTGCGGTGGTCTTATGTGGGATGCTTGGGGTGGTACATCAGGTGTAGAATGGGCAATAAATAAATTAAAACAAATCGATAAAAAATAATTATGGCAGACTTAACAGTAACAATCACAGAAGCGGTTACGCTTAACTCCTCTAATAGGGGTTCAACAAATTCAATAACAACTACAGGGATAGTAGATGTGCTTGAAAGAATTTTAACTTGCACACAAGCACAAGTTACAACAGTAGCAGTTTTTAATTCAACACCATACGGAGCAGACGGTGCTTTAGATGTAGAGAACTGTAAATACTTTAGAATAACTAATTTGAGTGCTACAGAAGATATGAAGGTTGCTTTTGTAACTTCAGCTTCTAATTATCAAGTAACAGTAAGAGCAGGTGGCTCTCATATATTGTTTCAAGCAGAAGAAGGAATTTTTGGAGATGATGATGCTAGTCCATTATTCCCTACGTTACAAGATATAGTAACAGTAGAAGTAAAGCCTTCAGGCTCAGAGGATGTTCAGGTAGAACTGTTTGCAGGGCTTGTATAAATGGATACAGATAATATAGAAAGGTACTTAAATAGTTTTGGTAAACAAGTAGTAAATCGAGCGAAAGGGAATTTACAGAAAGCAGGTAAAGGCGGTAAGTTAGAAGAATCAATACGCTTTGAAGTAATCTCTGATGCTGATGGATTTACAGTACAATTCTATATGTCTAGTTATGGAACTTTTGTAGATAAAGGAGTTTCAGGAACACAAACAAAAAGAAGTTTTAAGGATTATAAAAGTAGAGTAATAAAAAGCCCTTATAGTTATAAAAATTCAAAAGGACATTCTCAACCACCAAGTAGTGCTTTAGATAAATGGGCTGTTAAAAAAGGAATAGCACCAAGAGACGCAAAAGGTAAGT